GCAAATGATATAACTTTAATATCATGGTCATGTTGAATTATCTTTTCACATGCATCTAAATCCAGATTAAGAGTATTTAATTCAATATCCACAAATACTGGTTCAAACCCTAATTGAATAATTGGATTAATTGTAGTTGGAAATCCTGCCACGGGAGTCAGGATTTTAGTTCCCTCTGGTAGATTATATAACCGTCTACTTTTCAATGCAGAATACATTAACAAATTAGCAGATGATCCGCTATTTGTTAGAATACCAAATTTCTTACCTAGTTGTTTAGGAAACATAGATTCAAAATGAGAACCTGCTTTTCCTAAACCTAACCAACCATCAAGTAATGATTTCACTCCTGCAACATATTCTTTTTCATTAAAAAAAGGACCAGAATAATTGATCTGATCACCTTCTTTCCATACTTTATTATTTTCTTTATCGAAAATATAATCAGATACCGAATCAAGTATTTTTTGCACAACTTACCTCACAATATTATTTAACATAACCTTAGCTTGTTCAATTCGTCCCTTATGATCAGCCCCAGGCCAATGTAAAGCCCAATCTCCCGGTTGCCATATCATATTATGTCCTAATAGATCAATTTCAGTTGGAAGCTGATTCCTATCATAGACTTGACGTTGAAGACTATTCATAAATCTAGCAGGAACAACTTTAATGATGCTCTTGTATTTTTCATAAGTATCAATGATAGCTTGTTGTTCTTTCCAGGGATGAGGTAAATATTTTCCTTCTAATGAAAGAATGTAGTCAATATAATCTCTACCCTCTGGACTATTTCTAAATAATCCATTACCAACATTAAAGCCATTATGATATACAGTATAGATCAGATGATAGTTGTTGTCAACCATATCTTCTATTTTAATCGTATAATTAGTTATGATTGCATCACAATCAACTAAAAATAGCCATTCGGTTTCTGGAAATAATTCAAACACTTCTTTTACATAATGAATTCTGGCGAAACCCATATCAGAACTTCGCCAGTTATTCTTTTTTAAATATACTTTGTATCCATGGATGTTACCATATTCTATTTTAGTAGAATCGGTAACATCAGCAAGTTCTTCAAAAGATTCATTATTAAATGATCCTACTACATACATTTTCAGTATTAATCCTCATCATCCCCATCACGGAGTTTTTTGAAGAAATTAGTAGTGTCTTCACTATCATCTTCATCATCCTCTGGATTACTAGATTCCCATGGAGGACTTGATGCTTTAGTAGATTTAAACTTAGATGAACTATCTGGTTTTGAATCAGAGGTATCAGATTTTGTTGCAGTATTGATTTTTAATACTTTATCAAGTCTGGCCTTTAATGCATCATAAGTTTTGAACTTATCTGGTGCAATGATTGGCTGTAGAGGATTTTCCGATTCCCAAACAACTTTCATTTCATCATCATCTTCTAGTAATGGAGTCTGACCTGCGAAGTCTGATTTCTCATAATTACGGTATCCTTCAACTTTCCGAATACGTAATCTGAAATTACAACCATCCCATAGATCGAAAGGATTGATTTTTTCATCACCTTCAAATGCTGGATTCATTAGATCATTGATTTTGTCAAAGATTTTTTTGCCATATTTGAATAGGAATACTTTACCATCATTTTCTGGATTTGCAGGATCACTAACCACATAAATGTTACTGACATAATATAGTTTACGTTTCTGATCACGCGCAATTTTCTTATCAGATTCTCTACCAGATTCCCATAATGTATTATTATGTTCTGCACATGGATCATTTTCACCAAGAGTAGTTAATGATTTCTCAATATACCAGCCACCAGGACCTTTGAACCCATGTTCCCAATATCTAATGAATGGAGCCTTTTCATCCCCTGGTGGTGGAAGAAAACGAATAATAGCTTGACCATTACCTGCTTTGTCAACAGTTGGTTGCCAGTATTTGTCGTCATCATTTTGATATTTTGTGTTGATTTTGTTTAACTCTTCTGTTAAACTCTCAATAGATTTTGATCTATTGTTTTTTAGTGTAGCGAAATCTACCATATTTTTATATCCTTATTATATCTATTGTATGTTATTATATGTTGTATAGTCTGTTTAGTCTAACTGAAAGTATCTACAGTTACCTTTCTATATATCTCCCTATCCACCTGAATAAACGGAGAATACTTGAGAATCTTGAAATAAAGTTCCGGCCAAATGATAGTATCTTTTATTACTTTATTGATCTTTGGAAGAAAATTTACTAGCTTATCTAATATAATAAATGTCTCCAATGTGATCTTTTTATGATTTAAAAGATTGACTATCAATGGATATTGATTATCATTATCAATTATAAAATTGTCATTGAAATTATCATTAAGATTCAATAAATCTTTCTTATAATTATATGTTAATGATTGGTTGATCTTATCCCAATTTTTTCTGATTGTCTCACCTTCATTGGATAAACAATCAGTAACCCATATTTTTTTATTAACTAATAGATTAGACAATATCAAATTTTTGGGATCGGGTTTCTTGGACAATCTACTGAAAAGTAATTTGTTAGGATTGTTTTTATATAGAATATGAGTATTTTTTATTTTTCCATTATATTTAAAATAATCATAATCTTTATTATTAAAATGCATTTTCATACTTGAAAATAAACAATATGCATCATAATCAGTCATGCATATTACTTTAATAGATTAAGTGATTTTGCTTCCTTTTGAATTTCTGATAAAAATTCTCTATCTGAATGAACTATATCAGCTACAAAATATGGATCAAGCCCATTATATTCTACATAATGTTCAACGGCATCAATCAATAAAATTGAATTATTCGTTGAAATTTCTCTAATATTAATTAGATGTGAATTTGCTGTAATATTATTACTCACTAATATCTCCATGTGCTTTTTTATATTTTTTAATTGTAGACAATAATTCATCAACATAATTATCACGTTTTTCAATAAAAACTGATGGTCCCTCGTTATCCACACTTATTATAATGACAATTTGTGGGATTCCGATACCTGTCAATTCCTCAAACATAATACTATATGCTGTGGCCTGCATAAGATATCCCGTAATATATTTTTTCTGCTTAATCTTACGGGATGTCTTAAAATCTATGATAGAACGTTTCCTATCATATTCAGCTATACAATCAGTTTTTCCGGCTAATCCCAGAAAGTTGCTGTATAACGATCTTTCTAGAGCATATACATTATCCACCTTATTGTCAAGGACTTTCTTTATGTCCTGAAAGTTTTGATGGAGAATATAATCCTTATTATCAATGTAGTTTTCTTCACCTAGAATATATCTTTCACACGCATCATGAATAGCTGTTCCTCTAATAGAGGCTCGATACATGACCTTTGATGATTCTTCTTCCCCTATAGATTTCTTCCACTTCTCAATTCCTGGTCTTGCAAGAAATGACATAACTGTAGTTACAGATGGATATTTTTCCCCGGTGATTGGATTTGAGTAAACTCTACCAACATCAGTATCAATAGAGCTTACTACATCTAATTTAGATTGATCAAAATCACTTATGAAATTGAATTTTTTTCTATTATGATAATCCAAGTCTATCTCTTGCTATAATATATTCTTTCACAAATCCTGATCTGACAATATCATCAATACCAAAATCAACTATCTTAACAGATTTAACTATTTCTAATACTTTTAAAATTTCCTTTAATCCTGATGATTGTCCATGTTTTTTATCCAATAAATCATTCTGACGATAATCACCACACATAATGAATTTACTATTTTTACCAATCCTAGTGAGAATTGAATGTAATTCCATTGATGTCATATTTTGCATTTCATCAATAATGAGAATGGTATTATCAAACGTCAACCCACGAATAAATGATGTAGATTGGAATTCCAATTTGTTTTTATTTTTTAGATATGCATATGAATTTTTCATTGTGAATAGTTCATTACAAATATTTTCATATGGCATTTCATAAATGGAAATTTTGTCTTTGACATTTCCAGGGAGAAATCCAATGTCTCTCGACTGCACTACTGATCTAACAATCAGAATTTTATCATACTTACTTTTATCATCTAATATATCATTGAGTGCCAAATATAGTGATATAAAAGTTTTACCTGTTCCAGCTATACCATGAAAAACTAGATGATTTCCATCATCATAATAATCAAATGCATCTTCCTGAGATAACGTTAATGGATTTATTTCCTTAGTCTTTAACTTAAATTGTTCCTGTTCTTCTAAATCTACTCTTGATCTTTTTCTGATTTTTTTAGTAGCAGATAATGCCATACAACATATCCTTTCGTCTTGTATGATTAATGAATATTAATTCCCTTTGCTAATGGATTAGCCTTCTTAATTTTTTTCAGAACATCCCGGAAACCATTATCTGGTTTTTTTACTCCAATTCTAACTGAATCAACTAATCCAATTGGAGTAATTAATGTCTGTAAAATATGTGGATTGTTTTTTAAATATTCGTCTTTCTCAGACATAGACATGAATTCTAAAAATTGTTCATTTGTCTTTGTATCTGTAAATGTATAATTTGGCATTTTTATCCAATGCTATGTAATAGATTTAAAATATCTCTAAGATTTTCTGTTGTGGCGGAAATTGGGAAAATAGACTCATTCTCATATGCCCATTTCCTAAGAAGTGATTTTGTTACATTTTCTTCTCCCAAATATATCTCTATAAATGATTCCTGAAAGTATCTATCACTCATGCCTATTCCGACATAAGAATGAATAATCTTTAGAATATATTTTCCTATAGGTATATTGCTGCAAAAATCAATATGATCATATAGGATATGAGAATTAACGATAATTGGCTTTTCATTAAATGTAATCTTTTTCATTACCATTATTATCACCTTCACTATCATCAAATTTATCTGATATCATATTATCTTTACGGGATTGCTTTCTACGTTCAATCTTCCACTTCTGTTTATCTCTATTACGATTTGACTCGTCATTATAATCTAGATAATCATCATCGAACTTAGTTCTATTTTTTTTGAATGTCTTGCTCATACTAAACCTGGAAATGCCTTTTCTACAAATTTTTTGGTTATACGTCGATATGGCATAACGCCATCCTTAATTGATACTAGCAGAGCAGCATCATCCTTGTCAATACTTTCTAGCATATTAATGAAAATTTGTTCCCTCTTAGTTTTAGTAAGATTATTATTCCCACCTTCAACGAACAAATATAATTTTCTAGCTTCTGAATACAACATACCATGAGCATCAGGATATTCAGATGGTTTGAATGGTGCTGGACCTTTTGGTAATAACCATTTTACACTTGGATGATAACAATATTGTAGAACAGTCTCTAATGCCGTGCTACGTTCTTTTCGGATAAATTCAATCCTATCATCAGACTCATCAATTTCATTGGCTTTTTTCAAAATCTCAGATATACTTAATTTCATAATAATTTTTATTCTCCCTGTTATTAACTATATAATATATATTATCTGTTTCGGACATCCTCAGTATGACAAGAAAAAATGCATTTGTCAAGCATTAAAATTAAAGTTTATATTTAATACTCACATTATTTTAGGTGAATGTCAAAATGAAATTTATAGTGGAAAATTCTGAAAGCAGAATTATGACCAAGTATGTCAAATTTATTATGGAATATACTTTATTAATTACAATGCCAGAAGTATTAAAATCCCCGGAACATTCAGTAAAATTAGTATTCGTAGATGAAATCGAATCTAAGATATATGCGGAAACTTCCTGGGATGATAATAATTACGATCCTAAGAAATGTAAAATTTACATAACATACATTAAGAATAAAAAAATATTAACCCAAACAATCATTCATGAAATGGTCCATGTAAAACAATTTTTTAAAAAAGAGTTGATGGACCTAGATGAGAATTCTCAGTTTATATGGAATAATAATTTATATAATATAGACAAAGATGAGTATTGGTTACTTCCCTGGGAAATCGAAGCTAATGGATATGAAATTTCAATTTTCAACATGCTAAGAAAAGACTATAATTTGAATCTTTCAGTCTTTAAACTTGACTATCCTGAAATATATGCTAATATAACCAAAGTGACCATATAGGATTTTATAAAATGAAGTCGCGTGAGCATAAGTATCTTTCCTATTTGGAAAAGATCGCAATTGCAATTAATTCTGAGTCCGCCAATCGTGCAAGGTTGGCGGCTTGTCTTGTTTATAAGAACGATATTGTCGCTGTTGGTGTAAATCAAATGAAGTCACATCCGTTTCAGGCAAAATTTTCTAAGAATATTGAGAGCATTTACCTTCATGCCGAAACTGATTGTCTGAAGAATGCCCTGCGCGTCGTATCACTAGAGGAAGTGGCCAAATCTACGCTCTACGTCTGCCGTGTGAAGCATCATGATACATTGGAGCGGAAACTGGTCTGGGGCCTCAGTCGGCCTTGTAGCGGCTGTATTAGGGCCATCGCTACTTATGATGTTCGGAAGGTTGTTTATACCTGTGATAATAATGAGTATAATTATTTGTAATATACCAATCCAAATTACATAAATAATATATAAAAGAATAAATAAATGTAATTTGGAGTATGGTATGTCAGTAACATTACAAAGTAAATTAGGCGTTTCTGATGCAGAAATGGATATTGTAAGAAGTATTTTTAATAGAGAATCTTTAGATGAAAGTAAATCTAAGGATAAACATAAACATAAAAAAGGTTCCGATAAGGACGATAAAGATGATATGATTGAAAATAAAAAAGAAGTATCTGATATAGTTGGTGAAGAATTTATTCCCAAAAGTCCTGTTGGTGTAGCTTTTAATGTATTGAAATTTTTAGCTAAAAAAGCTAAAGACAAGGCTACTGCCGCCGCTTCTAGTGCTGCTCCAAAAGTTACCCCATCTAAACCACCTACTCCATCAGTTGCAAAAGATGCCACTCCTGACGTTCCTAAAATTAGTCCCCCAGGAACACCACCACCAGGAAAATCATTAACTAGAAAAATGGATAGTGCATCTGCTGCTGCTAATGATAGTAATTTACCTGATGTATCTCCAACTACTCCTAAATCTAATGTTCCGGCAGTTGTTAAGAAAGCTGCAATTCCATCAATTTTAGCTGCTCCATTATTACTAAGTAAAGATACAGCTAAAGCATCTGATCCTATTACGCCTGCTGATAAACCAACAATGCCCGATGGATCATCTAGTAATAGCAGAATGCCTGCTGATAAACCAGTTGCTAAACCTGTTGCTAAACCTGTTGCTAAACCTGTTGCTAAACCTGTTGCTAAACCAGTTGCTAAATCTGCATCTAAACCTGAATTATCTGCCGATGATTTAAATAGTATTTCTCTTGATTTAGTTAAAGGTAATACTCCGGCTGTTGCAGAACCACTTAAAAAAGAAAAAGAAAGTGCAGTTGATCGAATTAAGAATAGAATGAAAGAAATTTCCCCTACAGTTAACGAGGAAGAAGAAATTGATTTTGATGCATTAAGTGAATCAGAGGGTAATGCCACACATACAGGTAAAATCGCATCTAGTGTTAGAATAGTTAAAGCATTACAAAAAGCATCTGAAAATGATGTTGAAGTGCCATTCAATTTCGAGAATAAAACTACTATGAATATTTCTCCTGCATTAGCAAAATTAGCATTAAGATATTATAACGGGTTAAGTGCATTTGAAAAAGCACAAGCAGCCAAAATGATGCGATCATCATTCAAACAATTTTTAGACGTAGCAAGGAGAAAATAATATGTCTCAATGGAGCAATACAGATAACGCAGCGAATTCAGTTTTTTACGCACCAGCACAATTTGGTGTAACTGCAAATGCCGCAAATAGGACTGCATTATACGGTAACGTTACCGTAAATGGAATCGTAACTGGTAAATCAGTTGGTCAATTTGCCGTTGATAATACGGAAGTAGGAATTGATTCTGGTGGAGTAATCCAGGGTATTGTAATTAATACCGGAACTGGATATACAGCAAATGCCGTAGTTACTTTAACTGCCGTAAATGGTGGAACCTCTGCCGTTGCCAATGCTACTGCAAATTCAATTGGTAAAGTTAGCGCATTAAATATTTCAACTGCCGGAAGTGGTTATAAACTTCCCCCAACAGTTTCAATTGCTGCACCTGCAAATACCACATTTAATAGTAATTCTGCTGTAACTGCCGGCCTAAATGGTGGTGCAAATAGTGTTATTACTATTTCATCTGCCGCATTCTTTCAGGCCAATGATCTAGTTAAATATGAATGTAGTTCTACTAATACTGCAATTTCTGGATTAACAAGTGGAAATTATTATTACATTCAATTTGCCAATTCAACCGTTCTCGCATTAACTGAAACTAAGGCAGGGGATCGTATCACTTTAACCAAGGGTTTAACACAAACTGGACATGCCCTACAAGGCATTCAGGCTACTGGCGCTGCTGTGGTCGGTGGTGGTAAAAATACCGGCGTGGCTCATGCTGGGTGGGTTTTACGTAGTGTTGGAACAGGCAATAGAGCGGGCCGTGTTCAAACTGAGGTATTAGTTGCCATGGGAACAATTGGTAGTGATGGTTCGGACGATACTATATATCCTGATACCTAATAATTAACCATAAGGATATAGTATGCCAAAAATTACGGAATTAACGACAGCAAATTCAGTATTAAGTTCTGATTATTTGGTAATGGTTACAAATCCTGCTACTTTGGCGGTCACGAAAAAAGTGACCGTCAACAACTTTTTCAGCAATGTAGAAATATTGACA